TTGTCAATTATTTCTGGGTTCATTTCTTATCCTCCAAAAGCTCTGGGTTTTCGTAGATATTACCGATGATTTCACATTTCATGTAAGCTAAATAAAGAGGTTTCCATTCTGTGTTTCGCTTTTGTAACTCATCTACAAATCTGTAAATAAAACTTGCATAAGATCCATGCCATCTTACAAGCGCTTTTCTGCCTTTGTAATCAAGGATATCCCCCTCAAAGATTTCCTTATCATTCTTGTCTTTCAATCCTGTTGATTGCATGAGTTCTAAATCTTCTGCCGAAACCATGTAAGTAATTCCATCCCCAATACAATAAAACTCATCCTCTAGCCAACTGATGTGGTCAATTTCATTATCCATTTTCTGTTCTTTCTTCAACCACGCTCTGTACTTCGGTATCATGCCAAATCCTCCTCTTTAACAAACGTACCATCAATCCATTTACCTTTTCGGTCTTTAATTTCTTGATAGGCCAGTTCAAAACATTCTTCAAAGCTATAACCAAGGGCATAGCTGATTGATTTTAAATAGCTGATTGATTTTACTAGATTGTATCGACAGAAATTCTCGCTCTTTTGGTTTTGATACAATTGAAACTCGCTAATGTTAACACTCAGCCATTTAAAATATTCCATCACATCTTCATTTTCGATGAAACCTGATTCCTCAAAAATCTCCTGCACATCCTCTTTAATCAGCAAGGCCAGACCGACAATCACAACCGCACAATCTCCGATGCTGTCCTTTGTCAGTTGCTCATTCTTCTTGAGATAGCCTGCGCATAACTCTCCGAATTCTTCACTAAGTTTTAATGAATGCTTGTCCAGCCGTCCACCGTTTTCTAAATCACGGTCAATAAACCATTGTTTGACTTTGTCTATTGTGTTCATAGTAACACCTCATCTCCTACTTTCACTTTCTCATACACGTCCTTCGTAACCACGAACACCCCGTAATCACGTATCGTAAGCGTATATAGTTTGCCATGCCGTCCTTTTTCGACGACTTTGCCGAATATCTCAGCGCCTGCGTTATCAGCCTTGTAGATAACCATAGGCTTCTTCTCTTCCAAATCTCGAATCCTGTCCATCTGCCAGATGTTTAATCCAGCAGATAGCAGAATCCAGATTGCTATGAATCGTTTCAATCTATGACCTCCTCGACAAGAATGTAAGTTCTTTCTTTGTTTATTTGTTCGTAACGTGCAACTTGGTAACCTACAATGTTTATTTTTGCCTTACTACCGGTTGCTATTTTGGCTTTTTCAATATATTCATTGAGTCTCTCCACTGCCAGCTTTTTTTCGTCGTCAACGAACTCCATGAACATTCTCATCACTCCACCTCCTCAATCTCAATCCCTGGGCAATCAAATACCCAGCCGAAGTCAGCTTCTTCTAGTTGTTTGCGAGTGTGTGCTGAACGAAATTTTTTATCTAGTTTTATATCCGCTAACGTCCAAGCGTAAAAGCGTTTAATAAAGGTTAAGTAACTATATGCTTCTTCAATCCATTTAAACCTTACATAGTACCTCTTCTCTTCCTCAACCTCGTAGCCGTTAAGCCATGCACGAGCGAAGAGGTCTCTGTTGGATTTCTTTTGATACCATTCTGTAAATTCCTGGCTTCCATTGCTACAAGCATAATGCAACGCATCCTCTAGTTCTGGACTTTGTTCTCTTGCTCCTTCAATCACATCTGCCACACACTGCGGAACTTTGACTGGTTGCGGTTCGTCTAGTTGTTTTATTAGTTCAATTGCAGTTTTGGTCGGAATACCTTCAACTACAGTACTAAATAAATTCAAACCATAAATACCAATTTCTTTAACTTCTTTAATCAATTCCTGCTTATTCATCTTCCAACTCCTTTATTTTCTTCCTCAATTCTTTATTCTTTTTCTTCAACAAATCGCGTTCAAGCGCTCTAATCCGTCTCTTGCGTGAATCGCACGGTTTCGAATACTCGATTATCTTCTCTTCGTTTTGCTCAATCGTGCGTTTTAGTCCGTCGATTACTGTTTGTTTGCTGTATTCTATGGTTTATCCTGCTTGTTTTTCTAGCCAATTAAAGAGTAGACCAAACTGTTCCGTCACTAGTGAATCATCATTGTATTGCTTACAAATTTCGCCAATCGTAGTTACTGCCCATAGCCAATAAGCGTCCGAGCCAAAACCGACTTCTTGACTCTTCTTATTACTGCGTGCCATCCATTCAGGAATAACTCTGCTAAAGAAATCGATGTAATCAATTCTCATGGCAATTCCTCAATCTTGATATAGATCCCGACTGTGTCTGCCCAGAACTTCTCGGCAATCTCGCTGGCCACTTGGGCATCGTCTTGCCAATATCCAAGTTTCGTCATGCAATCCTTGAGCAACTTCTGTAAATTATCTGTATCTGGCTTCGTGGTCTTGTACTGACCATCATAGCTTTTTTTGATACGAGGGAAACACCACTTAACCGTCAGACGAATCGCTCCTTTAAATTTATCAGGAGGCACATGCTGGGCAAGCAAGCTTTCAAATTTCGCCCTGGCGTTTTTTAGATCAGCCGGCTCATAAAAGATTGGCTTACCAAATCTCGTATTTACCTTTTTTTGCTGGTGAGTCGTTGTCGGAATTTTTTGCATCGGTAAAAAGAATTCAATCATCAGCCAACTCCCTTAAAATCACACCCAAGGCCGCACTAGCACTCATAAGCAATCCAAATGTGTAATCTGGATTAAGTGCCATCTCTTCAAAATCATCTTCACATTTATCCAACAAGTCATCGATTTCCTTTTTAAGATTATCAATAGCTTTTTTATTTAATGTCATTTTTTTACCTTCTTTTTTATACGCACCTAAGTTCAGAGTGAAGGACAGGGTTACAGGGTTACAAGGGGCGGATGCATAGCCCCCTTGTACCTGTACCTGTTCTTCTGAACTCTCAGGGACACTTCCTAAATATTCTTCTTTCGAAGAAAGAGAATATTCTGTCCCTTGTTTTTGTCCCTCAAAATCAGGGACATTTTCGATAAATTATCGATTTTGTCCCTCGTTTTTTCACTCTCAGAGTCAGGGACATTTTCGATTATTTTGTCTGTGTCCTTAGAGACATTTTCGATAGACATATTCGAAGTTGACCCTCGACTTTGTCTCTGTCTCTATTTTTGTCCCTAGGGACATTTTCGATATTTTTTGTCGTTGTCTCTGTCTTTGTTCTTAAATTTTTGCTATAATTTCTTTGTTTTTTACTTCGAAATTTCCATTGTCTTTTATCCATCTTCGAATGGTTTTTTCACTAATCGGCTTCTCTTTTGTCGAAAAGTATCCGATTAAGTCATCGATAGTGACTGGACTTGTTCCATCATTTATCGCTTCAATAGCTGTTTCTATTTTTTCAGAGCGTTTCTCAGAGCGCTCTTTTTTCGTCGTCTTCTTGTCGAAGTTTTTCTTCCACGGGGAGTTTCTCTCATTCACCTCTTCCAATTGGATATCCGCCAACACACCCGATTCATCAAGTGTATGCACTGGATAACTAAACCACATATTCACTGGCTTAAATTTGGCAAACTCTCGGAGCGTACCTTCAACACGCCAAGCGGTTGCTATCTGGATCTTGTTGCGAACTTCTTCGAGTTTGTCTACATAAGGAGCTCGAGACATCACGTCAGGAATACCTTTCTCGAAGTGCGTTCTCATCTGCACTGGACTTAACAGATCATCTAGTCCGACATTTTGCTGGTAATAGGCATTATTTCGCTCTTGCAAAGCCTGCTTGTATACTTCGCATGCTGCTTGGTTCATCCTCTGAGTAAGTAATTCCTCTGATACTTCCAGCTCGACCAAATCGATAAGCGCGTCAGGATCTCGAGCGAATACACCCGAACCACTAGCGCGGTCCATGGATTTCTTGCCACCTTGCGAACCTTTTGAGTGGTGATGGCAGTAGATAACGCTAGAGCCTAACTCTGTGGCCACTTTATCAAATTGATTCGTAAAATGCGCCATCTGGTCCGCGCTGTTCTCGTCACCAGTCAAAACTTTATAAATTGGGTCAATGATAACTGCGATATAATTCTTTTTCAAAGCTCGACGAATAAGTTTAGGCGCTAGCTTGTCCATCGGTACAGTCTTCCCACGAAGATTCCAGATATCGATATTCTGGATGCTTTCAGGTGGTAATCCCATAGCTTGATAAACGTCACGGAAGCGATGTAAGGCAGACGGACGGTCTAGCTCCAGATTGACGTATAATACACGCCCCTGAGTACAATCCCAGCCTAGCCATTTTTTGCCTTCAGCAATTGCAATTGACATTTCAATTAAAGCGAATGACTTACCAGCTTTTGATGGTCCAGCAATCAACATCTTATGACCTTGACGAAGAACGCCTTTAATCAACTCGGGTGCCAACTCTGGCAAATTATCCCAGCTATCGGCCAATCCTTCTGGATCCGGCAGGTCGTCATTCAAATCTTCGATGTATTGATACCACTCATCCCAATCGGTCTTACCTATGTTAGTATCTACTAAGAATTGCTTCTGTCCATTACGGATGAACCCAGGCATACGAGATAGTCTACTTGGATTCCGATTCTGTGTATCGACGATAATGCCGTTCTTTTGACAAATCTTATAAAGATAATCAACCCTATTACGGTATTCTTCGTAATTCTTGGCATCTACTTTGACGATGGCATGTAGTGACTTGTTTCCGCTATGCACCAAGGCAACAATCGGTAATTCAAGTTCTTTGTATATGGCGTTCTGTTTATCGATTGGCATACTGTCGGATTCGACCAGGGCATATCTGAAATCTGTCACGTTTTCATTTTTTGCGCCTTTCCCGTCCATTGGATTGAATCGAACCCATGCGCCGGCTTCTTCGTGATAATCACCTAGCACTGCACCGATATCGCCATTACATCTACTAAGTTCTTCAATCAATTGCCCAGCAGTCCGGTCATAAGCCCCCTTAGTTGGCAGCCATTTGACAATCTCGCCTGTTTCATCGTCAGTCTTTGGATAGCATTCAGTAACGTACCCAACATTTTCACTAGCTTCAAAGAGCGTTTCAAGGTATTTGATAATTTCCTGAACCGGATTCCAAATAGTTGGCTCATGGATTTCCTTACCTTCAATCCAGTCTTTATTAATGACACGATAATCACGATCTATTGTGTCGGTCCAGCCTAACTCATGCGCGTTCTCGCTATCATAGCTGGATTGCGACACCCAGCCATTTTCTTTAGCAAGTTGGGTAATCGTCGCACCCGTCACGATAGTTCCTGCTTGTTCATTGAAAGTATCCCATTTCTTGAAGCACTCAAATTTCTTGTATCGACTATCGTTTTGGGACCAGTTATCCCAGTCGGATGCTGTATATCCTTCATGTTTAAGAGCCATACCGACATTGACCCACGTCTGATAATCTACCGTGGCAGGATTGATGTAATCCAGCAACGGCAACAAATTAAAATCATTCTCTGCCACTATCTCCTCCTTCTTAATTTAGTACATATTCAGCTGGTCGCACACTTGTCGGAACTCTCCAACCATTAGCTGCTATGCGATTAATCATATTTTTAGCTTCTTCGAACGGCCACATTCCCACACCTTTAAAACCATATCTTTCGAGTAATCTGATTTGTTTAGGTGTTGTTAAACCTTCCGCTTGTCGCTTGTGTAATCTATCTAAATATAAAGCAGCCTTTCCAGCATTCGCGATTTCGTCAGGAAGTATGCCGTATTTCTCAAGAGCTTTAATTTGCTTATCACTAGCAGGTGCCATCTCCCATCCAAAGTTAGGTACGTAGTTTGATAAATCTTCAGCATGGATAGACATTTCAAATTGCAATGGATCCACTAATTTGCGTTTACGCTTACGCATTTCTTCCAATTGTTTGGCCAAAGCTTCTTCACGTTGAGCGACTACGTCTTCTGCAGCCTTAACTTCCATATCTTCAAGGTCAAGCATTACACCAGTTTGCTCTTCCATGTTCTCAACCATTTTCTGAGCGACTTCTGGAGTCTCACAGATTAAATGAGCTGGACGGCATAGCTCGTGGCGTTCTGTATGCCAGAGGAAGTCTAGCAAGAGTAATTCTTCCTTCCCTGGATGCAGACGAGTACCACGCCCCACCATCTGGCTATACAAAGCACGCACTTTAGTAGGTCTTAGCACTACTACACAATCCACTGACGGGCAATCCCACCCTTCAGTCAATAACATCGAATTACAAAGCACGTTGTAACGGTCTTTCTCAAAGTCTTCTAAGATTTCTGCACGGTCCTTGGACTCTCCATTGACTTCAGCAGCACGAAATCCTTTTGCGTTTAGGATATCGCGAAACTTCTGCGAGGTCTTTACCAAAGGCAAGAATACAACTGTTTTACGGTCAGCACATTGCTTGACCATTTCGTCAGCTATCTGCTCCAGGTATGGATCCAGTGCTGTTCCGACGTCGCTCGCCTTGAAATCGCCTGCCGACATGCTGACATTTGATAAATCCAAACTTAGCGGAATTGTCAAAGCCTTGATTTTAGATAAGTAGCCTTCTTTGATAGCTTGTACCAACGAATATTCATAAGCGAGGCTATCGAAGTAAGACCCAAGGTTTTTCATATCTCCACGGTCTGGTGTGGCAGTAACCCCTAATACATCCGACTTCTCAAAATAGCCAAGCACACGCTGGTAACCATCTGAAATAGCATGATGTGCTTCATCTACTACAATCGTATCGAACCAATCAGTCGGAAACTGTCTCAATCGTTTCTCTCTTTGCATGGTCTGAACAGAGCCAACGACGACCCGATACCAGGAACCGATAGAGGTATTCTCAGCTTTCTCTAGTGCTGTGCCAAGCCCGGTCGCAGTTTTGAGCTTGTCGCTAGCTTGCTCCAGCAATTCGGACCTATGAGCAAGGACAAGCACACGCTTGCCCTTTTTCACTTGGTCTTCGATGATTTTGGAAAACACAATCGTCTTTCCGCATCCTGTTGGTAATACTAAGAGCGTGCGTTTGCGACCTTTAGCCCATTCAGCCTGTACAGCTTCCCGTGCTTCCTGTTGATAAGGTCTTAATTGCATCCCTTACCTCCTAGAATTGCCCAGCTTGGTATCCAGCTTGTGGCTGTTGTGGTTGTTGTGCAAAATTCGACTGTTGCGGTTGCTGTGGTTGCTGGTAGCTTGCTTGTGTAACTTGCCCTGGTTGTTGATTTAATACTTTTGTGTAATCCACATCTTCAGGATAGAGCATTGACTTAACTTCGTTATAATTATTTTCCTTGTACTGTCGAGTTCCGACTTTACATACACCGGTTGCGCCGATGATGGTGTTCCAATTCATGCGAAGTGGTTCGCCTTTTTTCTTTTGGCCAATTGCAGCAAAGAAAGCAGATAGCATTCCTTCGGTTGAGCTGTGCAGGAATAGATTGTGACGCAATTCGGTTTCGCCTTCGTTAGCTACAATCTTGATGCTGACGATAGCCTTGTTACACGCTGGCAATTTCCCGGGATTTTGTGGATTTGGCGTGTGTCGTGTACGCTCCATACCGATTACTGTAAAGTGGTATAAGCCGTCAGGTAGTAGGACGTATTCCGAGTCTTTTTCAATCGTATCTTCCCATCCAAATTCGCGTTCAAAGTTGTTGTATTGTTGTTGTGTCATGTTGTTTTTCTCCTTATGCTAAAATTGTGATTCTATCGTTGTTTGCAAGTTCTGTTTTTAAATAATCTGAGATGTTTTTAACAGCATCTAATTTCCATTTGCCCCCGTCCGCTTCAAAGAGAGCTAGATTCGCTGATTTGTTAACTCTGAATACAAACTGACTTGCTGGTTGTTCTACTTCATTAAAGGTACGATATGGTCGTAAGGTTACTGGATTTGGAGTCTTAGCATGTGCTAGACTTGCTACACCATCACGAACAGTCACCGTTTGTGTAACGCCGTTATCTTGAGCCTCTGCTCCTTTTTCGATTTTTAAGTGACTAGCAAAATCTAAAACTAGATTGCGATCTGCATCATTTATAAACATAGACTGCAGCATAATATTGAATTCTTCCTGGTCGCGCCAATTGCTAAAAGGAATAACTGGAACTGTTGCTTTTACAGATACGAGCTGAGGACGTTTACCATTTTCAAAATCAACTTGATCATATACAGATACCCTATAGAAACTGTCCACGACAACTACAAGTTTACGACCGCTGATGAAATCGTTATCTGATTTGAGATAGTCAACTAGACTTTTGAGCGTCTGAAGCTCAAGAATAGGTGCGTACTTACGAGGGTTAAGTTCCTGTAAGTTATATTCATTGCTGTCAAAATATTCCTTCCCGGTTTCTGAACGAATGATTTTGTTTTCTTTACCCGCTAGTTCGACTGCGTATGATAATGCATCTTTAATATTTTCTGTCATGGTTAGTTACCTGCTTTCTTTTTGTTGTAATCAATAATATTTGTATTTTGTTGTTCGACTTTTTCGATGAGCTCCCCAGTATCTGTTCTCATATCACCATTGTCATCAAAGTAAGTTTGACCAGGTATACCACTTTTAAGTTCATTAGCGTGGATTTTACCAGCATCATCACGACCGACAATGACAGTTGTTGCAACACCTTTCTGCGGTGCCAAAGTAGATTTTACTTCCATGCCTGTCTTAACAACTGTACGTTCATCATCTGTTGACATCGTTAGTGTGATAGTAACTTTACGAGTTGCCTTAGCTTCCGTATTTGGATCCAGGATATTATCAAGGACTTTTTCAAGTTCTTTGTCAACCTTCTCTTGTAAGGCTGTATTGGCGATTTTTGATAAATCGATTTTAATAGTTTTATCTTTCATAGATACCTCTTGTTATACCTTGCTATGATTTCTAATTCCCAAAATCTACACCGTAAAGGGTAATTCTGGTTCTTTTCTAACTTGATTTTCAATAACTTCCACAGTTGCTTGCCAATGAGCGACAATCATATCCCAGTAGTCAGTCGGAAAACTTTCAATAGGAGTCCCTAGTGGAAAATGCCCGCGAATGTAAGCAACTTTTTGAAGTTCTTCTTCTGTCACGTTTCCTTGCGCCATGAGGTCTGTCAAACTCTTTGGTAAGTTCGTGTGATATTGCTCAGGTGGTGTCTGTGGCGTACTAGGAGCTTCATTTTGAGGTTTTTCAGCTACCTGCGACATATTGAGAGGCAATTCTTCTTGAACTTGCTCAGGGGTTTGCTGTGTGGCCTGCTGAGGTGCTGGAGCTACTGGAGGTTGTGGTGGAATAGGTTGCGTTTGTTGGCTCGCAAAGATATGAGCGATTCCAGCGTAATGAAATGGCATTTCGTCAGGTAATCCATGACGGTTCTTAGCATCCCACGCTGGCCGATGGTTGGTATACATCACACGCTCACCGCCCTGCGCTTTCTTCTTACCGTTATCAGTCGTCATGACCAAGGTCTTGTAATTGGCAAATAGAACCATGTCTGCCCATTCTTTGACAAGCGGTGCCGTCTTAGAACCTGTTTTTTGGCCAAGTTTCAATTCGTATCGGTCGTAAGAACCCATCTCGTCCGGCTGTTCAAACTTCTTGATTTGAGCGTGTGCAGTCAATACCACGTTGATCCCCATATCAACCAAATCAGACAAGCTATTCAAGAAACGTCCCATTTCTTCTTGTACATAGGTGTAGCCTTTGCCCCAGCCAAAATCCTCAATCCCTTGCTTACCATGTTGCGAACAGATGTAATTAACTGCCATGGATTCTGCCCAGTCGATTGTGTCGATAACGAGAGTCCCACACTCAGTCGGATTCGCCTTGATAAAAGCAATCTCATTGATGAGCATGGTCCAGCTGGTTGGCTTGTCGAGTCGTGCCACATCCATGTTATCTGTCGAACCTTCCGTGTCGATGAAGACCGCATTTGGAAATTCAGCAGCAAACGTGGACTTACCAATTCCTTCAGGACCATATATAACTACTTTTTGAGCTCGCGCCCGCTTTCCTCTTGTGATTTGCATGTTTAGTCATCCTCCAATCTATTTGCCAACATAGCAATAAACTTTTTGAACGGCTCAGATTTTGAATCCTCGGTTTTGTCTGTTAAATCTTCCGGTTCTTCACCGTCAAGTGTTTTAAGCTCATACGTTGCAGTCACTTCGAGCAATTCACAATTTAATGCATTCGCTAGTTTTGTAAAATCTTCAATTTGTATTTTTGTCGCTTCAACTTCATTTTTAGCAGCACGTTTTAATCCTTCTGTATATTCTGCTGAATAAGCAAGAGTTTGTTCTTTGCTTTTATATTTCGATAAAAAGCCACCTGTTTCTTTGTTACGAAATACGATAAAAGTTTCTGTTTTTTTCATGATTGTTCTCCTTTAATTTTTAAAATCCACCTTGCCATGTTTTAGTTGCTTGTGTCACTTCTGGCTTCACGCTATACCCGTCTTCAATCAGGATGCTACATTCATCTCCTGTTGATACACGAGTCGCAATTGCTTGCAATCCTTCTTGTTCCAGCCACGCGCCAAATTCTTGTAGAGTTAGTTGATCCATTTGTTCTAGCTTGTCAATTAGCACAAAGCCACATTCTGGCTTCAACTTACGCACGATGGCAGTCGCAACTTGTAGTTGCTGACTACCGGACATGTTATCCCAGCGCTGGCCAAGATAGAGCAGTTCGCCATCATCCACGGATAAGCCCGGCAACGGCAAGTCTGCATTGGTGAGCAAGTCTGTCTTCTGTTTGCGAATTTCAGCAATCACATTATCAAGTTCTTTGTATTGTTCTCGATAACCCTTGGCATCTTCTTCTGCTTTATCCTTGTCCAGATTAGCACGCACTTTACGATTGATTTCGTCAATCTCTGCGATGTTCTGTTCGATTTCTTCAGTAGATTCATCGAGAAGATCCATAGCATCGGTATTCGCTATAGCCAAGTCTTGAGCTAACTGACTTTCTTTTTCTTTGGCATCGGCCAGTAATTGCTCCAATCGTTCAACCTCTGCAGCTGCTGAGTCATGTTGATTTTGGATAGATACCAAGTTCTGGCGCTTACGAGCATTTTCGCCATTCTTAGCAAGGATATCCTGTTGTTGTTGGATAAGCTCAGAGATAGAGACTAATTCTTTCGGTGCGTCAGGGTAGTAAGGTTGTTCTTTTGCGAACTTCTCCTTCTGGTCAGCAATCACACCAATCGCGTGGCGCTCGTCGTATTTGGACTTTTCTTGCATCTCCAGTTCAGCCAATTGCGGACCAACTCCGATAATCTGCAACAGAGTTTTAGCCTTCTCTTTGCTGGTCTGCTCCATGAATTTTGGTAAGTTGATAGCCAGTTCTTCCACAAAGCTATCAAGCAAGTTTTGACCAGCCTTGTTGCCACTCGGGTCAATGACTTTGAGAGTGCTATTCTTTCCGCTACGCTCCACAATCAGGCCGTTTGATAGCGTGATTTTTAGGCTAGGCGGGATTGTACTGCCTTCTCTCTGAGCTTGGCTAGGCTTGTACTTGTTACCACCTAGCGCCCAAGCAATCGCGTCCAGCACGCTTGTTTTTCCCTGATTGTTATTTCCACCTACGATTGTCAAACCAGTCGCCGACGGCTCTAATTTGACCGCTTTAACACGCTTGACATTTTCGATTTCTAATTTATTAATCGTCACCATCTTTTTCTCCTTAGTTTCAATTGAAAATTCTCTGCTTCTAATCTCTTTCTTAAAGATTGTTCCTTTTGCAATTGCTTCTTGAGATCATCTATTTCATGTTGCATATGCGCCATCATTTCTAGGTCGCGCATTTTCTCTCTACGCTTGCAAGTGGATAAATCCCACGCTTGTCTATCCCATACGATTTGCATATCGTACACTCCGTGGTTCTGGCAAAGCTAACGGCTCAGGTCGCAAACCTACAGGCGGTTCGTTGTCGTATGTGAAACCAGGAAACTCTCTGCGAATGTTCTTGCGAATTTCTTGGCGCTCAATCTCACGACCCATTTCAAGCAATTCATTACAAGCTCTAATCACTTGCGTGTCCTGCTCTTCCTGAAGTCGTCTTTCTTCCTCTTTTTGCTTTTTTAACTGATGAGCTAGGATTCCTGCGCTGATAAATCCTAAAATCACTGCACCAGTTCCTAAAGCTTGATTTAACAATGGTGGTTCAAACATTTGTTCTCTCTCCTTACGCTCTTAATTTTCGTACTTCTTTCTCTAATTCCAAAATCTCATAAACATCATTGACATCGTACATAATATCTTTCCCTTGCTTACGAAATCTTAATCCTTTGCGTTCTAACTTTTTGATATAGCCATGAGTGAAGCCGAACTTCTTCATCAAAGCTTGTTGATTGATTGGCATGCGATCATTCTCTAACTGCTCCTTGACTTGCTTTTCAGCAAAGGCTAGTAATTGGTTTGTGAATAATTCAGCACTTTCGCCGTCCAATCGTAATTGTAACGTGATACCTTCCATTTTCTACATCCTCTCAACTATGCGGGCAAGCATTTTTGTGATATAATGGTTTTAATAATTTAAGTGTGCGCCTGATTGCCGTCAGGTGCTTTTTGTCTGATTACAACCCAATCTTTTCAAAAAGTTTTCATATGAAATAGTGCCTGATGTCAATCTTTTTACATCCATCGGAGCCACACTAGCTTTTGAAGATTGAGCTTCTACCTTTGGTAAAAATGACTCTTTCCTGCTATACGGATACCGTCTTGGTCTCATTTTCTTCCTCCTACTCAATCCCATAATCTTCAATAACCTGAAGAATGAAACTGTTCGCTCGTGGACCTTTAGTCGTTCCACTTAGAATATTTGTTACTTCCTGTCGCTTAAAGCCATAAGCAACTGCTAGAGTTGTTTTTTTGATTCCTTTCTCTTTCAAGAAAGTATTAACCTTTTCACGACCGTTTGTGATATCTGGCATATGCGTCCCTCCCTCTTTACTTATTTGTAAATAAGAAACAACTAAAAATTTAACTATTTTTTGTGTTATTGCTTGACTTTTTACAATCTATTGTTTAGAATAAGAGCATAAGAAAAAGCACTAATAAAACTATAAATACCGTTCGCCAAAACATTTTTATAATTTATTTCTTAGTTGTTTTTTTAGTTGTAACTTACTTACAAAAACTATTGTAAACTATTGATTGTGTTTTGTCAACGATTTTACACACAAAAGTTTAAATATTTTTTGTCATGTCTTAGAAAGGCTGATAAATCAATGTTTTCTTTGTTTGAAAAAATTAAAGAACTTTGCCAAAAACGAGGAATTTCTATAAATTCTCTCGAAGAAACACTCGGATATAGCAGGAATACAATCTATAGCATGAAGAGTAAAAAACCAAATGCTGAAAGATTGCAAGAAATAGCTGACTACTTCAACGTGTCCACCGACTATTTGCTTGGACGTACTGATAACCCAAATATTGCCAACTCAAAAGAGCAATTCTTTTTTGAAGGCAAAGAGGTAAATGTTGAAGAACTCGCTTCGACTGCTATGCGCTTCAATGGTAAACCATTATCAGATGAAGATAAGAAAGCAATCCAGAATATTATCGAAATTTATCTACGAAAAGGATAGTCTATATGACTGAAAAAGAATTAGCCTATAATCTAGGTATTAAAATCCACATATTTGAAGATGTTCTTTTTCCTGACGAGGCATTCTATATACCTGATTTAAAGACAATGTTTTTAAGTGACGCAATTTCTGAAGATAAGAGGGTTCAAGTCGCTCTGCATGAAATAGGGCATCGCAACCACTCGACAGATATTTACGAAAATTTCCGTGAGAGATGCGAGCTGGAAGCAAATCGCAACATGATTCATCATCTCATGAAAGCAGAACTAGATATCGCTGAAGATAAGACCGTATTTAATTACTTGGTCTTTATGGAAAAGTACAATTTAAAAACCATAGCTGACGAGGTTATGGTTAAGGAAGAATACAAAGCCCTGGTTGGCTAGAAAATAAAGGAGAATATCCATGAAAAAAGCACTTATAACATCAGCTATCTTGCTTAGTACTACAGTCTTAGTGGCATGTTCTAATAATCAATCAATCTCAAAAAATAATACTGAGCAACCAAAAACGGAACAAAAAAATACTACTTCAACAAACACAAAAGCCAAAGTAGATAACAGTAAATACGACAATCTAATTTCTGAAATCAAGTCAAAATTAGATCCTGAATCAACTGGAGCAATAAGCGTAAAAATCCAAAATAACGTAATCAATTCAGATTCATCCGAACCGCATGATACAATTATGATTTTGCTAACTGGAACGGCTAAGGATAGTGCAAAAGAAGCTCTGGATGCAGTCTATTCTAATTCTGCCACTACTGACCAAAACAATGCAATCACTTTGATTCGTATGGCTATTTCTGAATTTGCTAAAAAGTTACCAGACGACAATACTACTCTTTCCCTTGGTTATGAAAAATCTGCTGACCAATATGATCTAATCGCAAAATCTTCAAAACAAAAAGATATTATCCCTGTTGGTGAAATCATCGTACAATAAAAAAATCCCCACACTCTCGGACGGCAATCTTGAGTGTGAGGATTCAACTTTCCATCAAGCAAGCAATGGAAAGGATGATAAAAAAATACAACTATAGTTTATCATAAGTTCTACACCTTTTCAACTATGCGGGCAAGCAATCGAAAAGAAAGGACTTTTTATGATAAAAAAATACATTACAAAAAAAGGAGAGACTAGATATCTCTTTCAAACATACCTGGGCATAGACCCTGCAACTGGAAAAGAAAAACGCACAACAAGACGTGGTTTTAAAACCATAAAAGAGGCAAAAGCTGCCGAACGTGACCTTCTCTTAGACGTTGAAGAGAATGGTTTTTCAAACAATGAAGATTTCCAGAAACCTACTTTCGCTGAAGTCGCTGATTTGTGGCTTGATAGCTATAAAAACACTGTAAAACCAACAACCTATCAGAACGTTAAGAAAAAACTTGATGTTATGATTGACTTGTATTTTACAGATATGAAAATCCATCAGATCAGTGTAGCTTATTGTCAAAAGGTTGCTATCAAGTTAAGTAATCGCTATATCCTCTATGCCAATTACTACTCTGTCATCAGCCGTATTTTCAAGTATGCTACTTCTATTGACATCATTAAGTCAAATCCCTTAGACAAGATTATCAAGCCTAAAAATAGGCCTTTAAAGACCAAAGAGAACCACTATACAAAACAGGAGCTAACTGAGTTTCTTAAAGTTTGCAAAGTAGATTGTAAGCCTGTAGAGTATACCTTTTATCACTTACTAGCTTTTACTGGTTTGAGGACTGGAGAAGCTATCGGACTCATCTGGTCAGATGTTGACTTTGAAAATAAACGGTTAAGCATTTCTCGAACAGCTGTCGTTGTGAATAAAAAACAAACTGTTCAGGACCCTAAAACCAAAATGAGTAAGAGGGTTATCACCTTGGATGATGAAACTCTGAATGTATTGAAATTCTGGAAGCGTCAGCAGATAAAAGAATATTTTCGGGCTAGTGTGCCTTACAAACATGATTCAAATTATATCTTTACGAACAGTTTCGGAGGTTGGATTTCTCCTTCAGCTGTGAAAGAGAGACTTAGAAGATTCTTTTGTGAACATAACGATATCAAAAAAATCACTCCTCACGGATTCAGGCACACACACGCTTCTCTCCTCTTTGAAGCAGGTGTCACAGCCAAAATCATTTCTGACAGATTAGGTCACAATAATGTTCAAACCACTCTTGATATGTATACCCACATCAATGACAATCAACGTGTTGAAGTCGTTGATCAGCTTATGGATTTCATCCGTTCAAGTTAAAAGTAGAGTCGTATTCAATCTCGTATTCACTTTTGGTCAACATGCTAAAAACCACTGATTTCAAGGGTCTAGGAAGCTGTGAGCAGTTTATACCATAAATCCGCTTTCAACGATAAAGAAAAGGTAAGAAAAATGAAA